TTACTCAATCCACGCTTGGAATTTGTCGATTGCTGTTCCTGAAACACCTGCATATCCATCCATTCCATTTCCTTTGTCCATGTCTCTCTGAGGTGGGTAATATCCTCTTCCGACAGGAGCAACTTTGTAAAAGATATATTTGTCAGAATTTGGTGAATACAAATAACATTCAATCTTAGCAATAGCATTTCTACCATCGCCAGCATATCCATTAACTCCATCAGACCAATTACATCCTGTTACAAATGGATATGTCTTTCCGTTTACAGTCGTAATTCTGTATTTAATGGATGCCCCATTGTTCACCCTCATCGCAATCCCTACGATTTTCTTGCCTGGCAACCCAGCATAATCTTCCATGTTTTTTACAAACGGAAGCGTTCTTCCCCCCTCAATCATAACTGCATACTCTACGTCAATTTGCAGAGCTGGTTTTGATGGCTCCTCTGTGTATGCTGGTGGTTCTGTTCCATTCATAAAAGATGCCACCATATCAAGAAATCTCTGCCATCCCATATCAAGTGTTCTGTGTGGACAATATTTTCCACTCCAGTCTTGATGTTTCTTTACTCTATCAATTCCCCATCCACGCTCTTTGAGCATTCCTGCAATTAATTCGGCTGCGTTTCTCTCTGCTTTCACAAAGCGGTCTCCGCCGGATTTACTATAACAGATTTCTACTGCAATTGAGTTTCTGTTTCCTCTTCCGTTTCCGTCTCCGGCGTGCCATGCGTTCCGATCGAGCGGAATACCCTGTACTGCTTCTTTGTCATCTACTGCAACATGGAAGCTTACCTGATTGTTATTACTAATCATGTACTTCACTTCGTTCTCGGCGGTGGCATCGTTTGCAGTGTTATGCACTGTAATGCTGTCCGCAGCAATTTGGTACGGGCATTTGATATTGTATTTACTTCCTGATACTAATAATTGTCTTACATTTACTGCCATAATAAAATCTCCTTTTCTTTATAATGTATGTGCGAGAGCGATTATTCGCCCTCTACCTCCGGGATACCTGCTACCGATGTAAGTACACTAACTACTCCTGCAAGCACAGCTGCCGAGCATACATATTTCCAGTCTACTTGTCCCATTGCAGCTGCTGCACCGATTCCGGCAATGCCAGCCTGTGCCATTGTCTTAACAGCACGAATTCCGGCAGCCTTTAACCATCTCTTTGTGTCTACACTTGTTTTTAATACGCTATTTTTAAACATATTCATCAACCTTTCTTTTTTAAATGTAATTCTTCGATTTCCTGTTTCATTTTTGTTACCATTCCATTCCCACCAAGAGCATGATACGCATTGTACATTTCACAGAAGTTCTCGTAAGCGTATGACGGGATTTCTTGTAGCATCATGTACTTAGTATGATATTCAATCAACTGTACACGCAAAAGCAACATTGTCCCTTTACTATTTGCATCCCTATCTTTCTTCTGATTTTTTAATAACCAAACGATATACCCCATTAAAGCTGTTAATATGATTGGTAGTGCAATGGTATAGGTCTGATAAAATAATTCTTCCAACGGATTCACCCTTTCTTTGATACAAAATAACCGCTATCAGACGTTATATAATGTCCATATAGCGGTTATAATTGTATCTGTGATAATTTGTTTGTTACTCTGCTAATTCAGGACAATCAAGGTCAATCAGCACTTCTTTTACTTTGTCCTTGATTCTGTCAGGTACTTCCGCAAAAGTTTTCTTACCTTTGATGATTAGTGTTGCATATACAACTGCCATTTGCTTCACATCCTTTCTGAATAAAATTTGATATATGATGAACTGAAACATCAGTTATCACCACCCAAGATTTCTTGAACTGCCGCTTTCAGTTTATCTGGCACATCTTCAATTGTTTTCAATCCTTTTTTGATTAGTTCTGCATAAACTTTTGCCATAACTCTTCACCTCTTTCTACAGTATCATTTCATAAACTTCTGTTAAAGCCACTTGGGTGTCTGTCACCTGTTGTCCCAATGATTCATTCTTTTCAGCCTGTAATTTGATGTATTCATCTTTTTCATATTCCGTCAAGGTAAATTCATACCCGGTAAATCCCGGCTGTTCGTCTGTTCCCGGTTCGTTTACCTGAACTATGTCAGAATTTACAAACACCTTTGTTTCGGTCAGTTCCAGTTCAAGGGGCTTTACTGTACTTCTTTGTGTTCCATACTCTTTCATGCTGCTTTCAATCCTTTCTTTGAATTTGGTTTTATGTTGTGTATATAATAATCATCCGCATAAGGTAACAGCGGTACAACATACTTTTGATATAGCCGGAAGGTATCAGCATATTTCAACCAACCTTTGTAAGAATTGATTGAACACCACTCTGAATAGTTCATCATGTTCCCGGCTTTCACTTTGTTCCTGATAGCGGTCATTTTCTTTTCCATTTCCAAACAGGTGCTTTTTCTAAGTAATGTATACTTGTAAAATGTTCTGTAACCTAAGAAGTCAACACCTCTGATATATGTTGGGAATATCTGCCAGTTTCCTTTTACGTTCAGTTTTAATTCTGTTCTGAAATACTGTTGAATCTCTTTCAGCAATGAAAGAAGTTCTTCTTTTGTCCTGCCAAAAATAACAATATCATCCATATAACGATAATAGTGTTTTACGTGTTTCTGTTCTTTTAACCAATGATCGAATGATGAAAAATAGTAATTACCTGAATACTGTGATAAGTAGTTACCTATCGGTATACCAGTTTCAGGGTCAATATCTTCTTCTAACAGGTAAATTGCTGTCAAGTCCTCAATTTCTGCTGTAGTGGTACTGTCAATGATTTCATCCAACAACCATAACAGTTCACCGTCATTGAACATCTTTGAATACTTCTGTTTCAGAAGTTCGTGATTGATACTTTGATAATAGTGTCTTGCATCTATCTTTAAGCAAAATTTACATTCTTCTGTGTCATACCACATTGCATCCTGTAGGTTCACAAGTGCTTTGTGTATTCCTCTTTTCGGTATTGCTGAATAAGTATCAGCAGTTAAATTATTGATAATGCACGGTTCAATAACCTGTAATATAGCCCATTGACAAATACGATCAGGAAAGTAAGGCAGTTTGTAAATCTTCCTGACTTTCTTACCATCTTTCTTATAAAACACTTCATACTCAGATGTTTTGTAAGTGTGGTTGATCAGCATTTCTTGTATCTGTTTCAGATACTTGTCCGGGTCTTTGTCTATTTCAACAACTTCCCTGTACCACCCTTTTCCTTTCTTTGCGTGTTGGTGTGCCTTTCTTAAATTTTCAAGGTCGTATATCTTTTCATATAAGTGATCATAACGTTTCATCTATTCATTGGTATTTGCAAATCCGAATTTCAGTCGGCATTACTGCCCGGTAAATACGGTTGACCTTTCCTTATTTTGTGATAAGTAAAGCGGTATTCCTTCAAAGGGTTGTCTTGCACCGCTTATTTATATGTTTTGCCAAGTGGCACGGTTGAAAGAATACACACAATTTATAGAAATAGCCGGATGTTTCCACCCGGCTATATGATGCATTTACTAAGTGACCCCTGATATTACGATTACGATTACCAACACTGTTATTAAGATTCCAATAGAAACTGCCTGCATTATCCCAATTATTCCAATTACTGCCTAATTGAGCAATATATTTGTTTTTCATGGTGTTCATTACAGGTAATAACAAACAATATCAGAGATTCTTTCAACCTTATATTTGATTTTAAGTTACATTTTTAAGCTGCCATTTTCTGCTTCCATGCAGCGATATTTGCGGTATATACAGCAGAATCTTTTGTTGGAATAAGTACCAAGCGACCCCCGATATAACGATAACGAGTACCAACACCGCTACTAAGATGCCAATAGAAACCGCCCGCACTATCCCAATCAACCCAACGACCGCCTAACCGAGCAATTCTATATCCATTGAGATTTACAGTTATATAGGTGTAGTCACCAACAGGAAGTGAACTATTTCCAAGGCATTCAGAAGCAATAAATAACCAATCGCAAGTTGTTGAATACCCCATTGCAGAAATATAACCATTTGCGTTAGTTACTGTAAAACCTGCTGCTTCATAATTGCCTGTGTTCTTTGATTCAGCAAAGTTGAAGTCAGTGCAAATGTAAGGCTGACCGCCTTCCATTTTTCCGTTACCCCAAATATTGATACCATAGACAAACTTCCAAATGTTTCCCCAAGGGTTTTCTGTACCTCTCCAAGATACTGCAACTCTTTCATTTGCTGTTTCAGTAGTTCTTGTGTCACCTTTTGTATTGATCGTCTGTGTTGCTTTACCACTTCCATTACCAAGTTCTGATGTACTTCCTGTAAGTGATGAACAGTTATATGAACTATTATCTAATATACCTGCGACACCATAACCAACACCTGTCTGTGTATTCATCATACCAAGTTCAATGATCATCAACATCTGTCTTGCTGATACAGGTTTAATCAGATCACCGTGCCACTCTATACCACGGTTCTGTGCAAGTGCTTCAACGTTTGGTCTTGTCAGATTTTGAGATAAACCGGATGCAGGTTTTACACCTGCGATTGAACAGAATTTATCTGTACCGGCATTCATAACCTGTTCATCATTCATCAGGTAAGCACCGTTTCCGTCACCACCGTCTGCATCCCAAATAGAACCTTCAAATGCAGAATCAAGAATATAGTCAATCTCATTTCCTGATGCATCATAAAAAGCCGGATGCAGTCTAAAACCTGCCCGTGGTTTTTCTGACACATAGTAATTTGCTTTTCTTAAGTGGTAACCAATACCTGTGTCAATCGGGTCATATTCAACCGGGCAAACCAAATAATAGAATTTAGGCTGATAGACCATAACCTGACCCATTGAACCATCTTCTTTATAATCTGCATCACCGTACCATGCCACAATAGAACCATCATCTGCAACATTGCAGCGTTTACGACCACCAAACATTGAAAACTTGTCAAAGTCTGCACCCTTTGAAAGATTGGCTGCACCTGCAAGACGTTTGAAAGTCTTATTTTTATAATCGACCTGAACACCAACAATATCATCAGCGGTCAGACCTAAGTAAGCCCTCAAATCTGCTACTCCTGCAAGAATTTCCTGACTGTTGAAGTTCTCACTTCTTAATTCTTCAATGTTGAATGCTGCGGAAGTATTTTCTGCTACCAATGACTGCAATACCTGATTTGCATTAGTGACGGAAGCATCCAGTTTTGTTTTCGCTGTATTTGCCTGTGTAATGACTTCCGATAAATCCGCTTTTACCTTTCCGGCACTGGTAATCACATCCGACAACTGACTTTTTGCTGTGTTTGCTTCACTGATTGCTACATCAAGATTTTTCTTTGCGGTATTTACATCTGCAATCGCATCTTGTCCGACTTGCTGGACACGTTCGCTTTGTGTCTGTCCAGCATTGTTTACGTCTGCAAGCGCTTGCTGTGCCGTAAGTGTAAAGTCTTGTGCTGTTTTATCCACCGCTGTCTTTGTCTGCTCCACGGAGGATTTATCCTGTCGCACCTGTGTCGCTAGTCGTTCCACTTCCGACTTGTCTCCTGCGACTTCAAGAGCGTGTTGCTCTACTTCGTCTGCCATTGTCTCTGCACCTGCTTGTGCTTGCAAAGTTAATTCCTTTGCCCGCTCTGATTTTTGCTCGGATAACAGAGCATTTGTTGCGGCTGTCTGTGCCTGCTCCTTGTATTCTTTTACAGTTTCGACCTGTTCTCCGATGCCGGATACAGATTCGACAAGTTTCTTTACTTCCTGACGGTCCGCTGTTGTCTGTTGTGCATCGAGTTTCGTCTGTTCTGCGTGCTTTGCTGCTTGCTGTTCTGCGGTTTCGGCACGTTCGGCGGATTCATTTACTGCTTTAATCGCCTCTTCAAACAATTTCTTATCCTCAGTAGCATCAAACGCTTCCGGTTTTGGTCTGCTTTTTACTTCCAGTGCAAATTTCTTTTCGGTCTTTCCGCTTTCCCGATCTGCAATATAAATAAATACGTATATATTATACTTGTCGTCGATGTCGTCATTTATCAGCATCGTATCCGGAATAACTACGTCTGTTACTCCATCTTTCGTTGTACCGATTCGCGTTACAGCTTCACCACCTGTTTCCTGCAACGAAAAATGAATTTCTACCGCTGATTTTAGGTTTCCGCCTTGAATTCGTAACACTTGTCCAAAGTCATATTGCCAAAGTCCACGTTTTATTCCGATGTCGTTGTAATCTACGATTATCATCCTTGTTCTGCCTCCAAAATTTCTCTTACCTGTTCTCGGATTTTCTCAGGTACATCCTTGATGCTCTTCTTTTCTTTTTGTATTAAATCTGCGTATACTCTTGCAATGTAGATCATGCTTGCACCCCCATTTCGTATAGTTCGCAGATGGCGCCCTGTAGGTCTGTAATCTGCGTGTTTGCATTTACTAAGGCTTCTTTTAACGCTGCGTTTTCCGTTTCAAGCTGTTTTATCCGTTCTTCCGAACTCTTTCCAACTTGATTAATAACTACACCATAAATTCCACCTGTGTACTCTTCCGTGCGGTAAAACTCCGTATAGCCCTCGTATTCGGCAATATTTTGTTCGCGTTCTGTGATGCGCATGATTTTTGTCTTTACCGGGTCTGTAAAGAGTTCCCGCAATTGCGCTGGCGCAACTTGTATAACCTTAATTTCTAATTTTTTGCCTGTCTCCTGTGCTGACTGAATTTGTATTTTTGTTGCATCTGCAAAAATTAATTCCATACTGTTCTCCTTTCTACTTCCATCGCCCAATTGCGTACCAGTCAAAATTATGTGTATCTGGTTTGCTGTTATCTGTATATCGTGAGTACGCATACCCTTGACTAGTTGTGTTTTTTGATGTAACCATGATTTCGACGACTTTCCCTGACATATATTGTCCTTGCACAAACAGCATGTAATTATCTGTACTTCCGGAAAAAGGTATTGGATAAGTTATCCTGCCAAAACCATCCGTATACGAGTAGTTTGCTACTCCCCACTGCACTAGCTTTCCACTTGCGTACTTTTCGTAGTAGTTATACCTGCTCGTTGATGCGATTTGGGCTTTGCCGCTTTCGATCACATAATCTTTTAACTCGGACAATCTTTTATTTAGCGTAGACATATCAGATTTTAGTTTAAACATTTGCTCTACAGCAACGATACTTAATCCTTCGATTTTTACCCTGTAAAGAGGTAACTCTCTGATTTTTCCGTTGTTGTAAATATCGTCCTGCTTAAGCTCCGGATCCACCGCTGTAGCCCCTGCAACTCCTTTTTTTACAGTGCAGTGCATCTCGTCAATTCCACCTGTTCCGGTTGTTTCAAACACTGCTACAATAAAGTCATTTCTTTTCTTTCCTGTTTCTCCATTTGCAATTTCGCAGTCCTCGTATTCTCCATACGGTATTCTCGCAAAATGTCCACCTACAATCAGAACACCATCTGCAATTCTCACTTTGTTGTTGCTGAGTGTAGTTGCCTTACACTGCTGGCCGAGCGTGAATACTCCATCTCCCCCCACAATAGACTGGAAGATAGCAGCATCGTCTTCTGCGTAAATATGTGCTGTCTCTTCCGGCGGTGTATTTAACGTAAGTCCTTTAAATCCCATCTAATCATCTCCTTTTACTCTATATTCGATTTTCACAGTGTTTCCTTGTATATTCAGTATCTTTCCGATAATCGGCTTTTGTACGTATGTTTCTGTCACGGTGTCGTAACCAGCGATAATGTCTCCAATTTCGTAGTCTCCATCGTCTACTGCAAGATTGCATTTTTTGTAGTTCTGCAGTTCTTTTAATCGGCTTGTTCCATCTTTTTCCAGTTGTGCTAGATCTGCACTTGAAAAATCATAAACCGCTGCACGCTCCGCCAAGCCTTTATAAAACTGCGTCTTGCCAATACTACCATCTTCTTGCACGTAAAGATGTAATACCACACGTTCTTCGTTTTGTCCCTCGCCGGCACAAACCAAATGATTTATTCCGCCCCTGTAATCTTCTATTGTAAGAGATATCTGTTCGGATTCCTGCGAATACTCTAGTTCTTCTGAAAAGTCCGTAATCGGAACAGCTTGAAGGCTTACATATCCGTAATCAAGTCCATCAGGCTCTATATAAGATATCTGTAAACGATGCTTATAAGCTGTCAGTAGCTTTGTAATTGCATCATATAACGTCACATACCTATCCACTTGCCAATCCTTAACCGCTACATCAGTAGAGATTTCCGGAACAAAAAAAAGACCATCGAATCGATCCTTTATCAATTCTCTCAATATACTATTTAATTCTCCATTCAGCACAAGGTGGTCTTTCCCAGTCGGTGGCTCTACGACTTTTCGCATCAACAATCCTCGCCATGTCAATCCACTAAAAGTCAGCTCGTATCCATCGGACTGTATATCATCGATGATTCCGCCATACTCCGTGTCGGGTATAAAAATACGATTTTCATACCAATACTTTCTCTTTGTCCATTCGGAAACTGGCAACTGGAATTGGAAGTCATTCGTATCACCTAAATCAACATCAATCTCACGCACCTCGCTCATGTAGTCAATTTCCTCTCCAAAGGGAGTAGCTGCAATAAATTTTAATTCTGACACTTTGGTTCGCTCCTCTCTTCGTAGATCAGCAAGTCAAAATCAAACGTTCCTGGCCATACGATTTCCTGTTTTCCTGGAGGGACTTTCTTAAAAATACTCTTCTTTTTTGCACGGTTATGAAAAACACTTTCACGCTCTCCATTTACAGCTACTTTCTCCACTGTTTCTTTCATGCTGTTAATTTCAAGATATTCTCCTTTTTCCAGCATGATATTTACGAGATACGGATATCCGCCGATGCCGACCTGTGGATTAACAACCGGTCCATATATTCTCAGTTTAAAGTTTGCTTCTGTAAAATGCGGATTGATAATATATGTATTATTCATTCCGTTCGCGTAACGATATGGATACTTATAAGGGTATCGCTTATTGTCAGTCGATGTGATATCAGTTATCTTAAAATTAAATTCTGTTTCTTTTATCCAAAATGGATTATCTGTCACAACTGTAAGATTTTTAACCTGAATAAACACTTTCAGGAAAACATCTGATTTTATATCCCCGGAAATATAGCAACTCATATACTGTTCTCCAACATACAATTTCCCGGGGATTCTGTTTAAGACATCTTTCTCCACAATCGAATAAAAATTCTCAATTACTTCTCTAAACGTCTCCTCTGTATCCGCTGTCACTGTCACTTTAATCGGAATCGTGGCACTTTCGCGGTAAAAAGATGAAATCTTACCGTTGCTTGTATCTGCATTCCAAGAATAGTTCAGGAGCTCGTGGTATTGGAGAATAATGTTTTTTGAATCCAAATCAACCTCTTCGTTAAGATGGTTTTTATAATAAATTCTCAACTTAAAATTCCCCTTTCTCGTAATCTTTGGTCTATTACCCTACCTATCTGTCTTTCTCCAACCTTTAAGGATAATTCCCTTACTGCCGACCGCATACACTGCTCCATCTTCCTGTAATCAATTTCTGCATTTCTTTCATATGCCTGATTTTCCTCCGCTGTTAAGACACGTTCTCCTTTATGCAAAACAGCCTGATAACCATCGTATGGTACATTATCCAATCCATTATAATGGGATTTCCCCAACTGCAACCCGATACGGTCTCCAGCACTTAGGTACTGAGGCACAAATTCTATTACTCTAGGGCTTCCTACAATACTATCAGCTTTTGCTTCGATTTCTTCTAACGCGGCAATTGTACCATCCTTGTTTACAGTTATATTGTAAGGCGTGCCGTTTATATTCAAAATTCCTTCTCGCGTTCCATCGGTAGCCTCTGTCACCTCTTCTAATGCATATTTAATTCCCGTCGCGGAATCAATTACCATATTGGAAGTTTCATCATACTTTATGTGCGAGCCAGCAACGAGCTGAAATGCAGCATCTTCTTTTTGTGCCATTTTCTCCGCACTCTCGCCTATTTCTTTCCACGCTGAACCGGTTTTGTACGACAGATTACTGTGCATAGCAACTATGTCCCCTGTTTTTTCATCCACCTTTATTGCAACCTGTTCATAACGTCCTGCGACTGTGTTGTACATATAGTAACATCCACTCTTTGTAATACTTCCTATTCCGTCATAAGCTACCTTCATTTCATCAAGTATTTTTTTATTCTCAATCTCTTGGTTCGTCAAAATCTTTCCGTTGTATTTATTAATCACGCCTTCTAGATTTTTATTGCTATCCAACGCCATGTTGTAATACTTCTCATACTTGTCCTGTTCTGTCTGAATTGCCTTTTCTTTTGATGCTTCCAAATTGTCAATCTGCTTCTGATACATTTGCTTTTCTGTCTCATCAGCCGTTTCCATATAAAGCTTCAGTTGACTAATCCCATCATCATATTTTTCTTTAATGAGTTTTATCTCCTCATCGCGCTCTTTTGCTTTCTTTTTAAGCAGCTCACTCGCTTGATCAGCATTCATCGTAGCTATTTGATTTTGGAAATCTTTCTCAGCAGCAAGTAATTCCTCTTTTGTTTCCGCATTCGTCTGTAATTGTATTTGCGCTACCTTTTCGTAATGCTGCGACAATTCCTGTATTTGTGCCTCTGTCAACTGATTATTTTGTTCAGTTGCAGCTTGCTTGATTGCATTGATTGCATTCAAGTGTTCCTGTACCGCCTGCTGTTGTGCATCGTAGGATTCGCTCAAAGTATTCAATACCTGCTGTTCTGATTCATCAATCACACCGTCTTCTGCGATGAATAGCTCACGTAAATTTTTCTGTGCTTCATCTTTTTTAGACTGAATAACTGTGATTGTTTCATTACACATGCTTTCAACACGAGAAATCAACTCATTCGATTCCTCTGCTGATACGACTCCATCGAGAGAGATTCCAGTCAGATAAGTATTAAAATCTACCATTTTCTCTCTTGCTTTATCCATATTATTCACAAACTCTTCTGACAAAGTATCTCCATAGTCCTTTGTAACAAGGTTTAATTTTTCCAGCTCTTCCTTGGTCTTTACTTCTGTGCCATTTAATTTTGCAAGCATTTCTTCCATCAAAGACAAATCTTCTTTTGCATCTGTCACAGAACGATTCATAAGCTGACTGTTTTCATGTATCGCATAGATACCTGTGCCGACCACTGCTGCACCTGCCGCAACCGGAGCAAGTGTACCAAGCAATCCGACCATACTTCCGGTCAAACCTGCGTGCCCTATTACCGCACTCGCCCCCTTGGCTGCAGTTGCAGCTGCTGTCTGTGCCGTTCCAAATGTCTTTAATCCTTTTGACACCCCTCCGACTGCACTGGCTAATTTTGTAAAAGTGGTCACTCCTCCACCAACTACTTTTAAAGCTGGTCCGGTTGCCGCTAAAACCATTCCCCACTTGATAATATTATCCTGTTGCTCATCTGACAAATTCGAAAATGCATCCGCCACGTCTCCTACAATATCTGCAGTTTTCTCGATCACAGGAACAAACATCGCTCCAAGTCGTACTCCTTCATTGCGAAGTTCATTCAACGTTCCCTTAAGCTGTTCGGCCGGAGTTGCATCTATTTTTTCAAATGCCTTCTGTGTTGCTCCAACACTATTTCCCATAGCCGAAAGCATATCATTGTATTCCTGTCCGCTTCCTTTCGCAAGGACAAGAGCAGCGGAGCCGGCTTCTACAGAACCAAACATATCTTTTAATGTCTTATCATTTTCTGCAGCGTACTGAGTTAGCATACTTAAGATTTCGGAAGTCGAAGTTCCTTCTTTTTTTAAATCTGCAAAGCCTTTTCCTGTCAATTCTCTCAAAGCTAAATCTGTAGCAGTGCCTGATTTTCCTAACTCAGATAGCATAGCTTTTAAGTATGTTCCTGATTCTGCTGTTGCAATACCATTTTTTGTTAGTTGCGCGTAAGATGCAGACAGTTCTGTAATATCAAAATTTACAGATGCTGCAACAGGGATTACAGCTCCCATACTTGATGCAAGCTCATCCACTGTTGTCTTACCCAAATTTTGCGTCGTGATAAGCAAATCGGAAATCCTTGTCGCATCCTCAGTTTTTAGATTGTAACCGTTTATAGCTGTCGTGAGAACGTCTACCGACTTCGCGCCATCTGTAAAACCACCCTTTGCAAGTTTAATCGCTTCTGTTGTAAATCCGATTGCTTTTGTTTGATTAACGCCGGCAGAAATGGATTGATACACTGCTTCTGAAAACTCATCTACAGCGACCTTTGATTCACTGCTTGCATCTAAAAGCTGTTCTTTATATTGACCAAAATCTACTACATTATCATCTAGCAGGGTGCTTACTTTTGCAAAACTACTTTTGAAGTCTACAGCCATTTTTGTAGTTGCTGTTCCAGCCCCTATGAGCGGAAGTGTAAGTCCTTTCGTTAAAAGACTACCTGTTTTCGATAGAGACTCTCCGATTTTCGTTGTAGTTTCTAATTCTTTGCTTATCTTTCGCGCTTCACTTGAACCGATTGCACCTGCTTTCTCCATATCAGACTTGAAATTTGAGATATCCACTTTAATTTCTGTCATCAATGGTGCTAGCTTCAACATTCCCTTTCCCATAGTTTCACCTGCTTTCAAATCTTCTAATTGCGGTTTCGTCCGCTCCTGTCTGCTGTAACCTCCATAAATCTTTCAAAATTTCTCTACCTTGCTCTGTCTTCTGATACATCGCAACCCAGCTTTCCTTTCGCAAGAGCAAAAAATAAGAATAAGGGAGCTTAAGAACTTCGTTGAAATTTAGTCCCGTATACTCACTTATTCTCTTTATTGCTCCTGTTCTAATATGATATCCTTTTTCCCAATCCTCTACCGGAAAATATTTTTCACAAATCGCCTGTCCTATTTTTCCGTCTGGGATTGGGATTTTAAGTTTGGGTCTGTTTCCGCTTTTAATCGCAATATTGCAATTTCCGCAATTAGTCTAACCAAAGCTTCATATGGGAGTTTCTTTAACTCTTCCTTGCCAAATTCCTTTCCCTGTTTGTTATGATTTAACAATAATTCAGCAGTCTGCAATTGTTTTTCGTACTTGTTTTCTTGCGTCATATCTGCTTCAATACGAGCTGTTTTCATAAGCATTTCAAGCGTTGGTTCCAAAACATCATATTCTTCTCCAAAGACTTTTATTTTCAAAGAGTTATTAATGTATTTGTCTAAGTCTAACATTACTTACTCTCCTCCTCTTCTTCTGCTTTTTTTCTCACAGATGTTTTTGCAATAGCTGCCGCTTCCTCATCCGTCATTTCTTCTTCAAAACTTGCTAAGAATTTGTCGATTTTTTTAACCGCTGTTAATTCTGCGTCAACGGTAACCTCTTTGTTTTCCCACGCAATTGCAAATCCGGAACCACCTTGTCCAATCATGGTAAAGCGGATTTTCTTTCCATTTTCCTTTGTATGGACTGCACGCAATAAAACAGTGCGTAGCGCTTTCCCCTCGCCTGTAAACACAAGTTTGCGAATCTTTTTATCTTTATCCTCTGACAACACGGCTGTAGAAAATAATGCAAGATTTTTCAGATTCCAGGACAAAATACCTGTCTTGGCAGATACTTCCTCTTCTGTTACAGCTGACTTCACAATCTGACCGTACTGATTCTTCACATCGTATTTCGTAGGTTTGTAATTCACTGTAAAGCCGCCTGAGCAATGCCCTACATTATTTTCCGGTGTTTCAATTGTATTATGTTCCGGGAGCTCTGTTCCTGTAAATTCATACATATACACATCGCATGCCCCAAGTAAAATTTCATCTTTCTTTCCCATGTAAATTCCTCCATTTTATTAAAAAATATATGGTGTCCTCAAACATTTGGCACCCATCGTTAAACAAAATGCCTCCCCCGGATAATTCGGAATGGAAGCGAATCGCACCTGTATTTACAAATGGCTCATCTTCCTCCATATCAAGCAAATCAAGAAGTTTCGTTTCGCATTCCACGCAGACATCATAATCCGAGTGGATTACTTTTAATTCCAACTGGCTTTCTTTCAAATGCCCTCCCGACAGAGGCGTCACAGTATAAACAACACTTATGTTTTTTAGATCCACCGTAAAAACCGGATAAATCTTTCCTTTTAAATCCGGAATATGCATCTCTATATATTTTTTGATAGCTGTTTTCATCCTTAGCCTCCTAAAATTTTTTCAATTCTATCCCGGTTAAATAATTGCGCATACAAAAGAAATGGCTGTGCTCTTTGCCCCACCGTGTGATAATATCCTCTTCGTCTACCACTCTTGATTTCATATGTCCAAGGAGTTTTTCTTCCATTTCCATCCTTTGCGTAGATTCCAGTGCCGTTGTGAACGTAAGGAGCATATTCTTCGTTACTCCCAATACGTCCAATAATTTCAGTCTCTGTGACTTCTGTTTCGCTCGTAATTGATGCCCGCAACACGCCTTCATCTACAGGGCAATCCATTTTGGCTTGGTTCTCAACAAGCAGGCATGCTTTTTCCACCCGCTTTTCCATATCAAGCACAATAGAGATTGTTGCATCTTCCAAGCTTCTAATAAACTCCTCATTATCAGGCATCATTCCACCACCTTCAAAAGCAAACTCGCAAGTCTTCCCTCTGTATTACAACTTGTAATTTCGTACACAATTCCATCTCTTACAATTCTGTATTCATCTGCTCTTATTTTTTTGTAATGAGTTAGCCCGGAATGAGTAGATTGTAGATATTTTTCCGATGCTGTAACTCGCATGTCATTTTTTTTGTAAACAGCTACTTGTATTTTCCTAATGTTCTTCCACATCTGTTTCCCTGCGCCGGATTCTGTTTGAGCAGGGATGTTTTGTTGTAATGTGTACTCTTTCATGTCTCTATTAATAGACATTGCATCACCTCGGCAATCTTCTGTGTCTTCGGATAATACGTTTTGCCCTATCCGGCAATTCATCCGTGTAAGTTGTGCTACCCCCGGAACTCTGTGATTCAGATACGATACCTTCTGTGCCATCACGGTTATATCGTATCAATACCAACTCTTTCACAACAGAACTGCATTCCTGTGGGATCTCCTCATCCGCTTTATAATTAAGCATTGCTCGTAACTCATCCATGCTATCTTGCATCATGTCCCGCAGCAATAACTCGTCCGTTATTCCTTTTCTAAGTAATAAACTTTCCAAAATCTGTTCTTCCATCTTAATCACCATCACAAAAGAGGGAATAAATCCCTCTTAATTAACCCGCTACTTCTTTTGTGTTCACCGGGGTTTTTGTGTCGTTTGTAATTTTTACATTAATTGGTTCAACATCTGCTGCTGTTCCAACTTCGAAGTACAACGCTGCGCTTGCATCATCACGGAGTACCTTATCACCATAAACACAAAGACCGCGGATACCGTCTGCGAATTTACTCTGTAAACGCATCGCTTCCATCTCGTTGATTTGCTTCGCCGCACCAATTGCGGATTTGTGATTCGCAATCACGACATTGGCTGGAAGCTCTTCCGAACACATAACCTGCATTCCATTGATTGTCTGCCCTTCCACTACACCGTTTTCTAATACTTTTGGATTATCTGCAAATCTCTTATCTTTCGATAGCAGCCCGAGATAATCTGCGTTTACTGTTACAAAACGGTTGACCTTTGGAACCTTTTTCTTCGAAAGCATTGTTCCTAAATCAACAATATAATCATATGCATTCGCCGGAGTCACTTTCTTCTTTGAAGAAGAACTTCCGATCAAAAGTTTAGTTCCTGCCAAAAGTGCAGCAAAGAAATCTTTGTCATAAGTTTCAGCTAATACCGCGGAATGTTCTTTGGTTGTGGCTGTCATTACATCAGCCTTAAGCTGCACTTTGTCCACATCATCTAAAGCAAACGCGAAATATTTTTTCTTGTCAAAAGTCATTTCGACCGGAGTTGTGTCGATTTCATCCCAATCAACAGAACCTTCGTAATCTTTCAGTGTTCCACCTGCGATACGGTTAAAAATAACCTTACTTCCTTTAATTTCTGCTGGTGGTGTTGCTAATACATCCGCAATCGATACAGAATGGAAGTTCGCAAGAAGAGCTCCTTCCCATAATGTCGGTTTAAAATTGTCTACTGCCATATTCTTTCATCCTCTCTTTCTTATTGTTTTGCCATCGCTTCAAATTGTGCCGCAACCTCTTCCGCGGTCATGTTATCCGCATTGTTGACAAGTGTATCAAATGTAGTAATTGCTGGCTTTCCATCCGGGTTTGACGGGCTCCTTCCTGCTATTGTCGGACCAAATAGATCTTCATAACTTTCCTTTAGGCCTTTTACTTGCTCATCCAATCCTGATACTGTTCCATCATCCGATACAATCAGTTTCTCACGGTCGAACTTTCCAGCAAGAAGTTCTGCATGTTTCGCGTTGTTTGCTGATAAAACCTTGTTTATTGCAGCATCAATGCGCATTCCTTTAATCTCTTTCTCGTGGTCAGCTTTCAACTGTTTAATCGTTCCCTCATGTGCTTTAATTGTCTTCTGAAGTTCTTCATTATCGGCGTTGTTCTTTTTCAAATCACCGATTGTTGTGTTTGCCGTTTCAAGCTCTTTCACTTTCCCGTTGTACTGTTCTTTTGGGATGATATGCTTCGGCGCTTCTTCATTGATTTTTTTCATTGTCGCCTCAACATCCAGCTTTCCGTCATCTCCGTACACTGCATTTGATAAAATTTTCTGTAACCATTCCATTTTCTTTACCTCCATAGATTTTTATACCGGCTCTCCCGGTACTGGGATGTATCGTTGTTCTTTATACCCTGCAACCTTTAAAAAAGGGTATAAAAAGAACACCTACCATTTCTGATAGATGCTCCTGTTTCCCTCTCCTGCTAATTACTTACTCATCTTCCCAAAATTCATCATCTAACTCTTCGGAATCTTCATCAAGAATAATCTCTATATCTTCCGGTAACAATTCAATATCTAGGTCATCTGGCATTTCGCTGATTTTTACTTTTTTACTCTTCAATATTTTCTTCATATAATTCGAATCCATAATCAATCCCATACCTTTCCGCAAATGTCTTATTCACTTCATCCTTGAACATTACATGTCTTTCGACTTTTGTGATTTTACCCTCATTATACATTTTTTGATATTTTTTCCGCAAGTCCTTTTTTATCTGCTCATATATCTCTTTCATTTTTTCTGATGATTTTATTTCCTCGGGCCATTCTTTTGGTTTTCTGATGTAGTACGAACCATTTATTGTTGATACTCGTAGTTCAGAAATCGGCATTCTCTTTAAAAATTTCAAATCGGTAAACGAAAATGAACCTGCAGAAGGGTGATTATGTGTTACAACCGCATTCTTCAATTTGAAATAGTCTAGTGGAGAAATGCTTACGCTGTCCACTTTTCCTCGTTTTGAAGACAGAAATTTCCCTTTTGAATCATATATTTCCATTGTTTCATAGTCTCTTTCACTTATTGTCTGTTCTGATTTTAACAATTCTTTCTTTGCTTCTTTGGACCATTTATCAGTGGAATCTTCCAGCCTTCCTTCGTTCCTTTTCTGTTTTTCAATTTCCTTGTAGTCTGTAACCGGAAGCACTGTACATCTGCAGTTTGCATGCAATGGAATATGAGGACATCTATCAATTGGATATATTTTACCATGATAACCGCCACACGTGTCACAGGTCCTTTCATCAACCGCCGCCCAAACTTGAACATATTCCACACCAGCATCTTTGTACCGGTACAAGGCTGCATCATTTAGGTAGTGCATACTCTCAGTACGAACAAGTCTGTGACACTCATTAAACCCTTGTCCCATGCGATTATGCAGCATAACGGCTATTTCTGTAACAGTTTTCCCTTGCTGCAATCCAATAAGCAATAGATCATTCAAACTCACTGCGAGCTTCTTCTGATTCTTCCATAAGCGTCCTGAAAAGGTATCGCCTCTCCACGGAGTATTTAGCAATTTCTCCATCAGTTTCTTGTTTGGTATTGCGAAATCCACCGTTCCCATGTTTTCAGCCGTATTCCTATATACCTGGCGAAATCCTTCTTCCATATTTTTCTTGGTAGATTCCTCTGCAGCGTTTCCAAGCTCTTCTATAATTTTTTCAAACTTTCGGTTTAACTCCGCTAGTCTGTTCTGCTTATGCATTTCAGATAGAGAAAGAACTCCATCTTTACTGTGCTTTTCTGCCAGTCGATAGAGTTCGTCTTTCACATTTTCGCTTGCATCTATGTAAAATTCCAATAAAGCTCTATTCTTTTCTTCCAAGGAATTATATATCTTCCACGTTTCCGATGCTATTCGTTTTTCCCAGTATTCACTATTCTTCGTCATTTCCATCATCCTTTATTTGAGGCACTGCGTCCCATTCAGGTGCCGATGCTTCTCTTTGCTCTTCAAGCGCTTTCATTTCTTCTTCTACGTTCGTCACAAATGGATGATGCGCAATAATTGTCTTATCCGATATCACATTCTTGGAATTATTGCAATTCTGAACCTGTTCAGATTCGTTTACAGTCATATCTCTATTAAACACAAGCTCAATCCCTATGTTTTCAAAACTTCCTTGCCCGGTAAGCTGTAGATATACATCCACAAAATACATAAGCATCTCAAAACCATTTTTAAATTCTGCCTCTAAAAGATTGCATTTTAAATCCAATCCCGAATACATGAATTTTAAAGCTACGCCCGACGGAGCAGAACCAAACTTGTCCAAGTCCTTATTAACTGATTGCCCACTCTCCACAATATCGCGATTTAATTGTTCATAATGTTCTCTGAGCGCTGTGATGTCCATCTGTGGAGTAATCGTATCTACACCACCATCTTCCGGGTCGTCAATTGGTATTGCTCTGTCTTCGTTTATAGATTTCATAAATTCCGACAAATCTTGCCCTCCATAGCCCTTTAAAACGAATATTAAATTTTTAACTTCTTCCACGTAGTTTGCGGCTTCGCTTCTTCCTATGTCATACCCATCTATAAGGCTCTTTACAAATTTAATATCCGGCAATTCGATCTGATTGTTTTTAAATGGTATAAACGGTACTTTCCCCCATACCTTCCACTCATTTCCTTGTTTGTAATGCGCAATCGGTCCTCCCGCATCTTCACTCTTCTCATAGTCATAGATCAATAGACTTCCTTCGAGCCTGTAATAAGCAACGCTGTCAGCTTTCCAAACTTCTACATTCTGAACAACTTTTTCTTGGTTATACTGCCATACAGTTGTGTCGTAAACACGAATCATTGCTTCCAGTTCCGTATGGCTCCTATCTTTCCAATAAGGGATACATTGCTCAGATGGAATCAGCATGGTTTTAAAATCGCCATTCTCATCTACATATACTTGCAGCCATCCGACACCTTTGTTCGATGCTTCGTACCCTAACTGCGTAAGTTGGTACTGAAATCTCTTTCCGAGAACATCCTTAATTTTTTTTGAGTATATTTCTTCATTCTCTCCAGTTTCCGTTTTGAATGTTACTGGCTTTGTTAGCAGATAAGCCACTTTCTCATCAACCTGTGTCTTGTATTTCCCATGCGCTAGCTTATTATTCGCTTTCCATGTCTCCTCCTCTTCATGTCCGTTCACTTTCTTAGTGATTTTTCTATCCATGATATCATTGTCAACTTGATAGTATCGCTCACCTTCCATCATAAGTTTTCGTTTTTTAGATGACATGAAATTTTCAATCAAATATATGACTCTGCCATCTGTCAGCGTATTGCTTTCTGTTACCGCTGCCATTCCAGCTTTCACTCCCTTTCTGATTCGATTAAATATCTCTTTTACTTTCATGTGTTCAGCTCCTTAACCTTAAAAAGTTCTAAGTCCACCTTTTTCCATATTTTCTGCAACACCTGTAGTGGCATCCGGCGCATCGTCATGTTCGTTCTTTCCTTCCCTTTGATATTTCACCATTGCATCATGGTACTCTGGCCAACGGTCTTTCCAATTCTTCGGATAATACACATGATTCATTACCCATGTTGCATTGGATAAAATTCTTGCAATCTTATTTTCTGATTGATGAAACCATTTTACATGAGTTCTATTGCTGTGATGTTTCTCTTCTAAAATTCTTCTTACTGCTCTTGCGAATCCCTTACCACCGTTGTTAGACTCTATCCTCGCCTTATTTACCCCGTACTCGTATAACATTTTTGCAACTGCAGGCTCTGTTTCTTCCATTGGTTTCTGAGTGTAAATAATCTCCAGTATGTATGCTTCTTTGTTGTAAACGCCATAAGTAATGCTACAAAGATAATCCGCCCCTTCATCAGCTGTATCCGTGTAATTCCGGATAGAAGTAAATAACACATGCCCTTTATCATCACGAGGAACATCATCATAGGTTTTGAATGATGAATACAGTTTTCCTTTTAAATTAATCGGCTCTTGCTGGTAATTTGCCAAAGCAATATCTTCTCCCATTGCCTTTATCTTTGCTTCATAGGATTTTCTCGACAACACTTCCTCACACAGCATCGTTCCATCTTCTTGCAAAGCCTTCATGCATACATGCCGAATCTTTGTTCCTTGACTCCCAAAAAATTCCAACGCTTTTCCCGCTAAATCATTCGTTGCCCATCTCGTCATAATGATGATGATTTTACCACCTTCTTCAAGACGTGATAGCATTGTATTGGTAAACCATTCCCAGTGACCTTCCTTCACTGTCTCGTTATACGCTTCCTTCGAGCTCTTGATTAAATCATCGATAATCAGGATATCTGCACCGAATCCAGTAGCAGTACCAGTCGGAGAAGTAGCGAGATAATTATTATATCCGCCCTCCAAGCTCCACAAATTCATTGCTCCATCTCCGAGTTTTATTTTTACTCCCGGAAACACGTCAGAGAAAATAATTTTATTCTCATCTGCCTTTTCTTCTTGGATGCTGTTTCTGACATTTTTTGAGAACGTTGTTGATAATGTCTCGTTATAGGATCCCGTCATAACTTTCTTCGTCCTGTCTTTTCCAAGAATCCACTCAACTAAATTTCCGGCAGTTCTACTTTTCCCATGTCTCGGGGGTTCATTCACAATCATAACCTCTTCATCGGACTCGAGGAATGTTTGAAACTCATTGCAAAGATGTACAAGATATTCTCTCTCCGGCTTATAAAAATCAGGAGCTTTTAAATTGCAATAAAAAAAGAACTCACGTCTTGCAAGCTCTATCTTAGCACCTTGTATAATCTGCTGCTTTCTATCCATCTCGAATCAGCTTCTTTAACTCTTCTGTTGTTAAATCTGCAAAAGGGTTGTTCGTGTTAAGTTCCCCGGCAAGGCCAACATCTTTCTTGTCCCTCCATACATCCGGCTTTCTATTCTTCAGCCAAAAAATTTGTGCGGTTGTATCCGGCACTACTTCTTTCGTTACTCTCTTAGTTTCAACACCACCCTCAGTCGTTATTTCATCATATCTGTACCCGAGCGCTCTTTTCAGCAAAGCGTTCTCCACTTGTCTGTCAACTACTTCCTTTCCCTTTTTTAAGGCCTCCGAAATCTCCGAATACTTGTTTTTCCAAACATACAACGTAGATGTTGTTATTCCCATATTCGAAGAGATCTGCTCATCTGTCAAACCATCTCTCGCCCATCCTTCCAGCTTTAGCAAGCCTTCTGGCTCTATCCATTCTTGATATTTTCCTTTTGCCATCCGGTTCACCACCTTCCAATCTATCAACTTTCTTTTCTATCTCTGGATACAGCAGGACTTGAACCTGCGACCCCTTCATTACGAGTGAAGTACTCTACCACTGAGCTATGTATCCATATTTGGGTATTAGAAAAGACGCCCTAATGGACGCCTTAACTTAATTTTCATATTGTTTTTTTATATATTCCATAATTTCGTCTTTATTTTTCAACTCCGAATTCTGAACAAAAGATAATAAATTTCCCTTTATATCTTCTAAACTGAATCCATAGATATTCATTAATGTCGTAAATATAAAATCTATTTTTATTTCATTTACAACATTATAAATGGTTTTATCCTTATTAATAATTTCCGCATAAATCTTTTTGATTTTATATAAATCTATGCA